TGACTGGGGACGGAAGACCCTGCGAACCCATGAGCAACGTCTGAAGTTGCTGCTGTGGGAAGCCGCGCTGTTCGAGGAAGTCCTTGTACGCCAGATCGAGGTTCTGCTGAGCCATGCCGCGCTGTGCTTGGCCTGCGCCCTGAAGCATCGCAGCGTAGGACTGCTGATTGCCAAGCGCCTGCTGGCCGTAGCCTGCAAGAGCCTGTGCACCCGCAAGCTGCTGGCCCGGCAGACCCTGTGCAAACCCAGCGGCTTGCGTGTATCCCTGATTGTACAGGTTGGCCAACGTCTGAGCCGTATTCAAATCTTCTTCGCCTGCAAGCTGTGCTTCGTAAACACCACGGCGTTCATTACCGAATGCTCGCGCTGAGGCCATCTGAGCCTTTGTAGCAGCGTCACGTTCAGCGCGGTTCTGTGCCAATCGTGCCATCGTGGCGTCGATGACGTTGGTCTGGAACGGCGACATGAAGCCGGAGACATCTTGCTGAAACTGCTGGGGAGTATATCCGGCTGCACGCTGAGCGACCTGTGTGGCTTGCTGAAGTTGCGGCATCCCGACTTGCTGGGTTGCAGCGTTGATCGCGGTCTGGAACGCTTGCTCTTCAGCAGGGCGGAAGCCTGCAATGCGTGGCCCCTGATACGCCTGATACGGAATAGCCGCGACTTGCTGTGCGGCTCCATAGTTACGCGCCAGAATATCCTGAATGAAAGGATTGAGCGCCTGAGTTTGCGTAGTAGTTGTAGTCGCCATTATATTCCCCGTGCGGATTGGCCGCTTAATCCTTCGTTATTAACACAAAACAAAATAAATTGACAGCCCATTACTACTGCACCTGCATTACTGATAGTAGGCAAGATGGCCCGGATGGAGCAAATGCCGTTGCAGGAGAAGCATGAAGTTCAAGGTTCGTGCTATCAGCGGCCCACATCAACTCAATGTAATCGCCAGCAACTAATGAAAAGAAGTCATCGCGGCCTGACGCCATGTGGCCACCGTTGATGTCACTTGTTGACAAGAACGTACTTGCCGAAACATCTGTTCCATTTTTCCTGAACCAAAAATATGTAGTTTTTGCGCTGCTGTTATTGGATAGAACTGTAAAATGGGCTGAGAAATTATAGATGCCAGCTTCCGTTACGACGATCCGAGAGGCAGGCGATCCGATTGAAACCCCCTTGCTTTCTTCAGTTGTGTCGAATGTAATCGCATACGCCGTATTCGCAGCGGCAGGAGACACACTAGTGGTCTTCTTAAACTGGCCGTAGAACCCTTCGTATATCAGCTTGGCGGGGGCGTAGATACCAACGTCCTGACCCTTCTCGTAAACATTATTCGAGAAAAGTTCTATGAGGCGGTTGCGTTGCGCTTCATAGTTTGGGTCGTATGCGTTTGGGGGTGGAGGTAGTCTAACGCTCATCTGCGGCCACCCGGAATTGCGTTAAGTCGCATGGCCCCTACCCGCCAATCAGACGGTGTAGTTGTCGTTACGCGCATCTTCATCTGGCGTCCGTTGAAGCGGACGGATGTTGGCTGTGTCAAACTATACGGACCGTAAGTTGATTCAGTGCTGGTCGGATAATAGCGCGTTGTAAACGTGGCGGAAACGCTACCCAGATTGCGTTCGTCAGGGATCATCTCGTTGATGTATAGTATCTGGTCGCCGTTTCCAATCTGGAACGGACCGGTCTCGGCGTATGGCAGCGCCCCGCTGTAGTTCAGGCCGACTTCGTGGTCATAAACAAAGCCGTCCGTGCCGATCATGAGCGGGTTGCGAAACACGCCGCGATCTGTACCAGCGGTTCGAGCAAGCGTCCCGATGGACCAATGGTTCTCTACATAATCCCATGCAACGTAGCTGTCGTTTTCGTTAGCTCCAGCCGACGGATAGAACCACCAGACTTCATTATACTGCGCGTTGTTAACGGCGTATACTTTGGAGATTTGGTTAATATTGATATTGTTAAAAACGTAATCGTAAACTTCGCATGGTAATGGCTTCACATAGCCATCATAAATGTGAAAGCCTTTCTGCCCCATCCAGACAGCCATGTTATCAAGAACGGCAACGCAGTTTGCGGACACAACCCCGCAAGCACGACCCGCAATTTCAGCCTGATACACAAACGGTTGGCCGACGTAGGTGAGCGTGTGCGCGTCGATGTCCGTCAGGATAAGGTTCTGGCCACGGACACGTTTCGCTGTAATGATCCGCCCAGAAGTTTGCAGTTTAATGCTACCCGCAAGGTTTGTGGAAGAAGGTGTCCAGACAGTGTTGTTTTCAAGGTCCGACCACGCAACAGTCCGCGCATCACCGGACGCGCCAAGCGCAAACAGGGAGCGTTCAGCGGTGACAAGAAGACCAATGCAGCTTGTCGGCGCGTTTGTAATGACAGCGGCTTTTGTTGGCGTGGTATAGTCTAGCTGCCACTCATACAGCTTGCCGTCAGATGTCGAGCAGCCAACAAGATATTCGCCCCAAGTGTCTAGCGACCATGTGGTGGCGGCTGTTACCGAGCCAGTGTCCGGACGAGGTGTGCCATAAAAGCCACCACCGTAAGTGCCAATACCGTAGCCAGCGCCCGTAGAAGCGTCGTCAGAACCCGCAGTAAAACCAGTAGGGGTAATGTCTACCAGAACGTTGGACTGTGTTACCGCATAAAGTTTCGACGAAGTTCCGATGGCCATGAGGCGTACACTGCCGTTCGTCTTCCACGCCAGCAAAGAGCGGGCCTTGCCCGTTAGCGCGGTAATGTTGCGCTTCTCCCACCCGCCAACCGGCTGCATCGCGCCCTCTGTCCAGCGCACAAGATTAGTATCATACCAGCGTCCTGCTGACTGAAGTTCAGTTCCGTTGCGAAATACGCCCGGTGGGATGCTGATAGGAATTAGCGCCATGTTGTTTTCCGTGTCTAGCCTTTAGTCCTTATATCACTTCTTGCGGATTTTTACAGCTTCTTCCCATGCTTCTATTGTTCGACGGTGACGTAAAGCGCAGTCGCCGTATTTAGCTAATATATCAACTTCCCATATAGCGCGCTCAGGATCAATAAGCGTAGCTGGTGGCGAGGGAAGCGGCGGACAGTTACTCGCTAGGTTCGCTGGCGGCTGCGGCATTGGCGCGATTGACGCCGCCTTCGAGCAACCCGATAAGGCGAGGGTCAGGAGCGCAAGTAGCAGGAACAGCAGGCAAAGTCTTATATATCTCGCGGATCGTTTGCTTTTCTCCGGCGACCACGACATCGGCTTTATCTCGTTCGGATTGGTAGAGCGTTGAAACCTCATCTATCTGTCCTTGCATTTGCTGGCGCTGCTTCTCGGCTTTTTCCAGAACCGCAGAATACGCGGCATCGCACTGCCAGTCTTTGACCTTCCACCCGGCGGTAAGGCCAACAGCAAGAGCGCCTGCCGCCACATAACCCATGAATGGATTAATCCGCACCATTTATTTTGCCCCATTCTCTCACCGCAAATATAGTCGCACAAGATGCAATCGTAGCAGCCAAGTCCGTAAGGGAAATCGACTGGCTGTTTACAATGGGCAAGGCTACCGCATTTACAATAACACCGCAAGCAATACCGACACATGTGACCGGACGCCACCAAACCCGGACACGCTCAAGCAGTGCGGTCTCAAGTTCTTTAAGCGTCATTTTGGGTCGGGGTATTTAGCGTGCGGAAGTTCCCAATGTGGGCCGTCCTTAAACGACTTCCAGTCTCCTCCCCAAGTGATCGACACATTCTCAAGATGCGCTGCCTTCTTCATGGCCTCTTCAATCTTATCGAACAGCGGCCAGTCCCAACGAATGCTGCCAGCTACATACGGCGCGATGTCAACCGCAAAGCCGTGAATGTGGCGCGAACGCATCGTCTTGGTCGCGCCTTTGGCGAACAGTTCTTTCTGCCGTGCGGGGGTCCGCAGCCCTTCGATGACAGTGAAGTCAATATCGGAAATGCTGATGGCGCGTTTAACGACGCGCACCAAGTCTGGATGCACACCGCGAAGGTTTAATAGGGAACGTGGGCCTAGCTTAAACGCCATTACCGATCTGCCTTATTGTCCAGCTTGTCTTCAATCCGGCGGAGGTGCATCATAACCTCGTCAAACTTCTTGTCGATGCTGTTGAACTTTTCGTCGCCGAACTCCAGCTTCGTTTCAAGAATTGCTAGGCGGTTGCTTAGCTGCGTCCATACGCCAATGATGGCGAAGATGCCCGCAACGACGGTGAGAAGCGTGTCGATGCCAAATGACATATCCATTAGCTTTTCACATTCAGCGCAAGGATTAACTGCTGCACTGCGGTATCTGTGGCCGCAGTATCACAAGTGCCATCCGGGTTAAACACAGCAGGCACTTCAAAATAGACGCCGCCTTCAAGCGTACCCTTGGCGTACCATTCATCTTCATTTGCTGGGTAGGATATTGTTATGCCCATGTGACTACCTTTGTAGCTCCAACCGTGGTGCCGAA